ATTGCAATTGCGCCAGTCATTGTTCCGCCTGCAAGTGCTAACTTAGCAGCAAGATCTGTTGTAAGGTTTGCAATCTTAGATTGAGCAATTGCTGCTGCAGAGTTAATGTCTGCATCTACGATTGTATCGTTAGCAATCTTTGTTGAGGTTACTGCACCGTCTGCAATTTTTGCTTCTGTTACTGCGCTATTTACAATCTTTGCTGTCTCTACGGAATCTGTAGCAAGTTTTGCAGCAGTTACGTTAGCATCTGTAATTTTTGCTGTTGTCACTGAATCTGAAGCAAGTTTACCGTTAGTTACGCCAGAATCTGCGATCTTTCCTGTTGTAACTGCGCTATCTGCTAATTTACCAGTAGTTACGTTTAAATCTGTAATCTTTCCTGTTGTAACTGCGCTATCTGCTAATTTACCAGTAGTTACGTTTAAATCTGTAATCTTTATAGTTGTAACAGAATCTGAAGCAAGCATTGTTGCTGTAACTGTACCAGTATCACCAGATGTAACTACAGTACCTGTTACGTTAGGAAGTGTAATTGTACGATCTGCTGTTGGGTCTACAATTGTAAGAATTGTCTCATAGTCATCTGCAGTTGCACCTTCAAATGAAATTTGTGTATCAAATACACCAACTGCTGGTGGTGCTACGTATTTTAATCCTGTTGCTTCGTTGCTATCTACCATTAAAATGTGTCCGTTAGTTGCACCAACGGGTAGTCTGGCAGCAGTGTTTGATCCTGTACCAACAATTAAGTCGCCTTTTGCGTCAAATATTTCTTTTGTAATTACGTCATGTGAGTTAACGGTCGCAGTTGATCCCTCAACTATCAGTCCCGATTTTACTCTAAAATCTTTTGTTACGGTTGCCATCTTTTATCTCCTTGGTTAGGCCTTTAATCCCATACGCAAATAGCGTAGAGTTATAGGTGTACTTCCCCCCACAGGAACTACAGTTAATGAAACTGTATCTCCAGCCTTTGAAACAGAGATGGTGCCAATATTCCCATCATTTTCAATTGTTCCGTATTGACTAACAGATACATCTGATCCGTCATTCAATATCGTTAATTCTGTAACAGAGTACTTATTTGCACCGCCTGCTACATACTTGAGTGAGACCATATATTTCATTGATCTAAACTCACTTGATGCAAAATTATCAAACACGGTTGAGTTTTCAATTCCATTAATTGTTAACTCGTTATTGCCGTCTGATCCAAGATCGGTAGACCTAGCAGAAGTACTATCAATTAAATCTATATAGTTTTCTTGTGTTGGTCTATCGCCTGTTTGAAACAGAGCCTTTACGTTGGTGGTTGATATCTTTGCCATGTGGCTATTATATCATTATGTTAAAGTATATAGTTAGAAAAACCAATTATCTGAATACCGATTCCAGGAGGATTTGCTGGATCGTATCCTTCAATACCAACGTTTGTAATTGTAAGTCTAAAAGGTAAAACCGATGATGGCGTAATAACTTTTGCATAGTCTACTTTTTGAAAATTTGACGGTATTGGTTTTAAGTCAGAAACTGCGACGGTATTAGTCAATGTAGCAATAGCAAGAACTGTACCTAAAGCAACATTAGATGCTGTTGAGTTAAAGGGTTTTATATTAGAAAGAGTTTTTGTTGGTTTTATGTCTTGAATAGAAACGGGGTTTGATATATTGCTAATTCTTGTGGTAGCCATTTATTAACTCTGATCTGTAACTTCGCCTATCATGATCATTTCACCTTGACATACCGTCCAAACACGATTAGCGTCAGTTAACTGAACGTCAAATACGTCACCAGTTTTTAATTGCTTAGATTGTTCTGGTGAGATGGTTACTGTGAATTCTCCTGGATCATCAAAGACTGTTGCATATGGAGTTATACTAAATACTAAGTCGGTTCCGACATTGTCTGAATACCTTCTAAAATCTGCTTTTATATCCCAGCCAGTGATATCTCCGCTTTCATCATTTGTATAATCTAATTCATTTCCAAGATCATCTTCTACATAAATTCTAAAAGAAGCGCTATCTCCTACAACTACCGTCCAATTTACAAGTGGTGGGATATTGCCAAGATTATATGTTGCAGGAGCCGTTGGCTGAGGCGACATTGCAGATTCATCGGTATTTCTATATAAAGCGGCCATAGTTATATCATTATACCATCAACTAATATGATATTTAAAATATTTTTATATTTTATTACTCAAACTTGACTCTATTGCCAAATTCATGTTATAATTAATACATGCTACCTACTTGGTAGCATTTGTTCTCTAGGAGGTATTTTACAATGAGAGAAGCAAATGTTTGGCTAGGGGTATTGTCGTTGGTTATTTGTGGTACTGTTTTTTCAGGGGCTGCAAATGCAACGAATGAAAACAACTTACTAATTAAAGAGTCCGTGAAGTCTGCCACCCAAAAGGTGGCCTTTTTGGTTTCTAAAGAGAAAAAATTAGAAAAGTATGAAAATGCTCATAATTTAACTGATGAGCAACTGGTGGATATGTTACGTCATGTAGGGTTTGAAGGAAAGACTTTGAGGTCTGCTTGTGCTATTGCAAAGGCAGAATCTAATGGTCGTCCTCTTGCTTTTAACGGTAACGTAAAAACTGGAGATAGTTCTTATGGTGTATTTCAAATAAATATGCTTGGAGAATTAGGGTCAGATCGTAGAGAAAAGTTTGAGTTAGACTCAAATGCTGAGTTATTAAACCCAGTAGTCAACGCACAAATTGCTCTTCACATGACTAAGGGTGGAAAAGACTGGTCTGCATGGAGTTCCGTAAATGGAAAAAGGTATCAAGAATGGTACAACAAATATCCATGTAAGCAATAAAATTAATCAATAAAATACCCCCATTGGATTTCTCCTTTGGGGGTTTTTTATATTAAATTATTAAGCGGGTGTCTCTTCAGTAGGGGTTTCTTCTACTGCTGGAGCGGTAAATGTGCTATCGGCATATGTATAACCGATATCAGCAAACGTTCCTAGTGGAATCAATGCACAATAAGAAGAAGTTACTTCTTCTGCAATGTCTAATGATGCAGCAACTATAATATTAACAACTCTTGAATTATCATCTAATACGGCATATTTTTTCATATTTTCTCCTTAAATGTAAATGTGAAGTTGTGCAGAGGTACCAGAAGAACCAGAATTACCAACGCCATATCTACCACCAGGGGCATTTCCACCTGCACCACCTGAAGCAGCACCAGTTGCTTGGGTTGTAATTGTTCCAGTCCTTATTAATGCTCCTGTTGGACTTAAACTAGTTAGGGCTGTTGTTCCACTTGCAGTGCCAGCAGCGCCAGTTGCACCCGTACCATACCTGGACTGTCCTGCGCCACCTGCACCACCAAGAACAATAAGTGCACCATCAAATATTGTGGTACCACCTGTGCCACCTGTATCTCCAGGCGTTGGCGATGTGCGACCTGAGCCACCACCACCACCTGCTCCTATTGTAACTACGTGATTTCCAGAAGGGGTTATCTGAACAAAAGCACCTGCAACAACACCTGAGCCACCTGTGCCACCTTGGCTAGCAGAAGTACTACCAGCACCGCCACCTGATGCTCCATGTATTGACACAAATGCTAGGTTTGCGTTTGCTGGTGCTAAATAATTTCCTGATGAGGTAAAGGTTGAGACGTGTCTTAATGGTGATCCTGGGTTAACATTAATTGCCATTATGAATTCTCCGATCCAAATAAGTTAAATGAACATTTTCCGTTTTCATCATAAACGGTAACAACATCTGTTGATGCTACAGTAATTCCAATTGTAAAAGCCTGAGTTTGATATGGAGAAACTGCATTTCCATAAAGAATATAATGCTTGTTTTCAAGTGTTTCTCCTGCTGGACGAATTGCAACCCGAACACTGGTTCCATCTCCAGTTACATTACTAACAACTAAAGAAGATATAACTGCATAGTTACCAGCACCAGTTGGAACTGTATAAAGAGTTGTATTTGTCGCTGCTGTAGGTTTTGCTTGACCTAAGACCTTATAACTTACTGCCACTTTAGGCTCCCATCATTAAAATTACTTGTGTCATTGCATCTGGGCTTTGTTCCCATACGGATATTGTACCATCACTTTTTAAAAATTTATCTGTTTGTCCGACTGGAGATGGTAAAACTGTTCTCCAAGTACTACCAATATAAACTTGTATTTCATTTATTGTTGTCCCCCCAGAATTTTGTCTAATTAGACATATTGTGCCAGCAGTAGGGGAAGGAATTGCTGCATCTCTGGCTGCTGGGTTAAGAAAATTATTGGTTCCTTTTTTTGCAACAGATGCTTCTGCAGTTGTAAAGTTAGATAGGTGTGTATGTAGTCCCGTCCATTCAAATGTTCCAGAGATATCGGTCTTTCCAGAAACTTGATACCATGTATCATTTGCTACATTATATACGTAGGCTGCCTTACCGTCTGAATCAAATACCGTAGGCATTAGACCACCTGATCAAATGTGCTAGTGTCGCCATTATAAACATACATTTCAAGTGGGCTTGAACCTTTTTTAATCCAAATAAGGCCATTTGCTAAATTTGTTGATGGGGCAGTTGTTGTATACGCAGAAGTTGCTGAATAGTATCCAACCCCTGCGGACGAGTCTGTGTCTAGCCAAACATATCCATCTGGTATTGTATTAGAAAACGCTGTAAATGCTGCTGCAGTCGGAGCAGTTGTTGTCGCTCTTGAAATATCCCTTGCTGCAACTTCTAGTGCAGCCTTTGTAGTAATTTGAGTTTGTAAATTAGTAATGCTGTAAGCAATAGATGGATTTAAAAGATTTGCCGTATTAGTTTCTGCGGTATTAAAATCATAAGATCCATAATGATACGCTTTTAGGGCATCTTGAATATTAGCATCATCACTTAATGCTGGAATTTTAGTTGGTACTAAGTTTCCTATATTTTCTACAGCCATGTGGTCACCTCTATAAAGATTATACCATTTTTGTTAAACTATAGAGATAAATAGATGGACTGTCTTACTTCCAGTAAGTGCTGACCAAGTACCACCGCTATATTGAACTGCGTCAAAATTTATTACTAAGTTTGTTCCAGCCCCCGCTAAAGCAGGAATCTCCATTGCTGATGCAATTGGATTTGCTCCTTCAATTCTGAATTGAATATTGAAATTTGAAGCGGTAAGTGGTGAGCCACTAACTGTTACTATATTTGATATTGGGATCGTAATTGATGCTGCACCAGACGTAAATGAAATTGTTTCTACAGCCGAATAGATTGCTGGACTTACTTTTAAAACCTGAACCCAAGTATTTGCACCAGCCTGAGAAATATATTGATACATATATCCATAATTTTCTCCTGGGGCAGTATTGATATACATATCATTTAAAATTAAAGTATTTCCAAATAAAACACCACTTGCTGTTAGTGCATTAG